CGACGAGAACGTAAGCTCGATCTTCGGCCACGTGCACCGCCTCGAGCTCCAGTACCGGACTGTCCGCGACCGGCAAGGAGCCAAGACGCTGTTCGGCGCATCGCCTGGCTGTCTCGCTCGCACAGACGGTGCAGTCCCCAGCACCAAGGGCTCGACGGACCCGCTTGGCCGGCACGTTCCGGTCAGCGAGAACTGGCAGAACGGAGTCGCGGTGGTGACGTACACGGACAGCGGCGAGTACTCGATCGAGCTCATCCACATCGAGAACGGGAAGGCCTCGTTCAGAGGTCAGCGCTTCGGCGTCGCCGCGTAAGGCCTCTCGTCGCGACCTAGTATGGGCGACGTAGCGGAACACTGGCGAAGGAGAACCGATGGCACGGCTCAACGAGCTGGTGTTCGACGCGTGGTCCGGCCTCGAGTTCAAGCGCACGTTCGGTTCTCGGTCAGCGTCGGCTGGTCTTGGCTGGGAAGCGCCGAACTGGGTCGGGTACCACCACCGTCGTCTTCAGGCTTACACGATCCTCCGTGCGTACGCCGACAACGCCGCTCGCGAGTTCATGAGCACGACCGACCGCGACGAGATCGAGAAGCGTCGCGAGTACGGCGATGCTAACCTTCTGGTCGGCTCGATCCTCGCTGCACTGCTCGGTGACGAGCAAACCATCGTCGTAGACGGTGCCGAGGACTTCGACGAGACTGCTACCAACGACGCAGCAACAGTCAAGGCTCACGACCTGCAGGACTGGCTCATCGCATGGGCCGACGACGAGCGCCTGCCGCTCAAGATGATCGAGACCGAGCGCAAGGCCGTCATGCTCGGCGACGGCGTCTACTCGCTGGGCTGGTCTGCTGAGAAGGAGCGGCCGCGTCTGCGCGTCTGGGACCCGGGCTTCTACTTCCCAGTGCTGGACGACGGCAACGACGACGACTACCCCTCCAAGGTCCACATCGCCTGGGAGATCGAGGACCCTGAGCTCAACGCCAAGGGCAAGACCAAGATCCGGCGTATCACCTGGGAGCTCGCGCTCCTCGAGATGCCGATCAAGCGGGCGTGGAACGAGAAGCCCTCGATCTACACCTGCCTGTTGAGCGACGGAACGTGGATCGCTGATGCCGGCAAGCAGAGCGTCGACGATCTGACCGAAGCCACAGCAGTCTGGGCGCACGACGCCGAGGGTGAGGTCTTCATGCGGGACCTCCAGATCGACTTCATCCCGGTCGTCCACGTTCCCAACACCGTCGCGCTCCTTGAGCACTACGGCAAGAGCGTGCTGACCAGCGTGCTTCAGATCCTCGACGACCTGTCGGCTGCCGACACCGATCTGGCGAGCGCCTCCGCCACTACGGGCTCACCGATCATCGCCCTGTCCAAGGCCACGCTCGGTGGACAGGCGATGGTGTACAAGCCCGGCCAGGTGTTCGAGACCGGCGACGGAAAGATGGACGTGCTCGACACGTCGCGAGCGCTGGACGCGCTCATCAAGTACATCGAGTTCCTGCTAGGCCGACTCTCTGTGAACTCTCGTGTCCCTGAGAGTGTGCTCGGCCGGGTCAAGCCCAGTGAGGTGCCGTCGGGCATCGCCCTGGCGCTGTCCTTCGGGCCGCTAGAGCAGCTCGTGAACGAGATGCGGCTGGTACGCGCTGAGAAGTACCCGCTCGTCCTGAAGTTCGCCCACAGGATCGCTGCGTCGGCTGGGATGAAGGATGTCCCGCAAGTGTTCGACGCGCAGGCCAACGTGCAGATGGGTTCCTACCTCCCGCAGGACCAGGCAGAGGCTGTCACGCTTGTGACGCAGCTCCTCGCCGTCAAGCCCATCCCGGCCATCTCGCTCGAGACCGCTGTCGGCCTGCTCATCGAGGCTGGCTTCCCGATCCGCGATGCTGCTGTCGAGGTCGAGAAGATCCAGAGCCGCGACTTCGCCGGCGCTGCAGAGCTTCTCGCCGCTGTCGGTGAGGAGAACAGCGTCTACGACTACCTCGGCCTTGAGCCGCCGGCAACCCCGACGCCTGCTCCGCAGGTCAACCCGCCGGCAGGCTCTGTCGACGCGCAGGGGAACCCGATCGCGCCCCAGCCGACCGTGCCTCAGCCCGCACCCGGCAAGTAGGTCAAGCGCTAGACGACAACGCAGGGGGTGATCCAACATCTCCGCGGCGGTCACTTCACTCGGCTCGCACACGACCGTCACGGCACGATGACGTCGATCACGGCGCATCGCCGCGAGCAAACCACCTGGGGTTCCAGGAACGGCTTTACCGGTGGCCTTGAACCGGACGCGTCTGGGAGGACACGTGAGTACCCAAGCAACAGAGCCCGTCGATCCGCCCGTCGTTCCTCCGGCTCCGCCGGTCGACGACAAGCCCGACAAGACGTTCACGCAGGCCGAGGTCACAGCGATCGCGACTCGCGAGAAGGACGAGGGCAAGCGGAGCGCTGAAGCCGCTGTCGCCAAGGAGCTCGGTGTGTCCGTCACCGAAGCGAAGCAGATCCTCAAGGCCCACCACGCCGCTGAAGACGCCAAGAAGACTGAGGCGGATAAGGCACGCGAGGCTGCCGAGGCTGAGAAGACCGCCGCTGAGCAGGCCAAGAACGCTGCTGCGGTGGAGATCTTCGAGACCCGTTTGGAGCGGGCCTTCCTCAAGGAGGGCCTCGAGCTGGACGACGAGAAGGTCAAGCGCGTTCGCCGGATGGTAGGCGTCGAGGCTGGTGCCTCGTACGAGGACATCCTCAAGGACGTGCAGGCCGTCAAGGCTGAGTTCCCCTCACTGTTCGACGGCACGGGCGCAGGAACGCCCAAGGCGCCGAACGGTGATCCCGGTGGTCGTCCTCCGAAGCCCGTCAAGGGCGAGGACAAGTTCGCTGCTGGTGCTGCTCGTGCAGCCCAGTACGGCAAGCCAGCGGGTAGCACCACCACCTGACCGCTTCCTCTGAACCCCGAGGAGTTCCACCATGGCAATGAGCCTGAGCATCAAGACTCAGAGCTTCGCCGTTCCTGAGAACCAGGAGTGGCTGAGCTCGGCTCACGGCACGCAGTCGATGGACAGCGTCACTCTCGACGCCGCCCTCTGCGTGGCCAAGTTCGCGACCGGCCTGATCCCGTCCGGCATCCCGCTGAAGAAGCAGGGTTCCGGCAAGTACGCGCCGGCGATCTCCACCGACACCACCTACGACGGTCACCTCTTCGTGACCGTCGACCTCACCCTCGGCGGCACCGTCGCTGCGGGTTCTGCTGTCGACACCCCCTCCTCGCTCCTCTGGACCGGCGAGGTCATCGTCAGCAAGATCACCTCGTACGCAGGCACCGTCGTCATCGCCGCTGGCGATGTCGCGAAGTGCCCGCTCTTCCGGTACGTCTGAGAAGGGACTGATACCACATGGCTCTTCTCCTGGACCTCGTGGACCCGCAGGAGCTGCAGGGCTTCGTACGCGGCATCCAGCTCGAGCAGGAGCGCAACCGCTTCGCGCTCGCGCAGTACCTCCCCAACGAGAACATCGACGAGATCGAGTACCGTGTCACCACGGGCTCGCTCCGCGACGCCGACGCCGCCAAGATCCGGGCGTGGGACACCGAGTCGCCGATCGGTTCTCGCCAGGGTCTCTCCCGCATCATGGGTGAGCTCCCGCCGATCAGCAAGAAGATCCGCCTCGGTGAGGAGGAGCGTCTCCGCCGCAAGGCCCTCGAGCGCTCCGACTCCAAGGTGCTCGTCGACGCGATCTACGACGACGCGGCCCAGATGGCCCGCGCTGTCGTCGCCCGTGTCGAGATGCTCCGCGGTGAGGCGCTCTTCAACGCCGCTCTGGCGATCAACGAGAACGGCGTCCAGCAGACCGTGACGTTCGGCCGCAAGGCTGGCCACACGGTAACCGCCGGCGTGCTCTGGTCGACCGTCGCCTCCGCCACCCCGGTCTCCGACATGCGCTCCTGGGTGCAGACCTACATCGACACGAACGGCGTGGCTCCGGCCTTCTGCCTGACGTCGACCGCGGTCATCGGCAACCTCATGCGGAACTCCGAGATCCGGTCGCTCGCGACCACGGTCTCCGGCGTGCCCGGTCTCGTCACCGTGGACACGGTCAACGCCGTCTTCGCTGCCTACGGCCTCCCGCCGTTCGTCGCGTACGACGTCAACACCCGCGTCGACGGCACGGCGACCCGCGTGACCCCGGTCAACAAGCTGGTGCTCATGCCCCCGAGCGACGAGCCCCTGGGCAAGACGTTCTGGGGAACGACCGCTGAGGCGCTCGAGCTCGTCGAGGCCAAGGCGATCGCGAACGACCAGGCTCCTGGCATGGTCGCAACGGTCCACAAGATGGACGACCCGGTCTCCATCTGGACCAAGGTCGCCGGCGTGGCCCTTCCCGTGCTCCCCAACCCGGACCTGACCTTCACCGCGACGGTCCAGTAGTCGGTCGAGCGGGCGTCTCTTCGGAGGCGCCCGCTCTCCGGCTCTCGAGCAGAGAGGAAGACCGATGGCCAAGCAGGTCACCGTGTACGTGCACGTCACCGACGAAGAGGGCAACGCTGTTGTCTTCGCGCCGGGTACGGAGCTCCCCGAGTGGGCGGCCGATCAGGTCACCAACCCGGCGTGCTTCGCCGAGGACGACGACGACGACGCCGAGGTCGCAGGACCCGGCCAGTCGGCGGAGTCTGCCGACGACCGCAAGCGCAAGGCCCGCGAGGCCAGCGCGCGCGCTCGTGAGAAGGCAAAGGCTCAGGCCGAGCAGGACGCCGCTGACGCGGCTGCTGCTGCAGCCGCTCAGGCCAACGCCGTCTCGTCAGACCAGGTCGGTGCGTGATGGCCGCGAAGATCAACGCCCTGCCGCTCAAGGGCAAGAGTGACGCGCCAGCCAGGCCCCGTGGGTCCTCTGCTCAGCTCCGTCAGGGGTACACCCCCGACATGAGTTCGAGTAACGGCAATGGGACGGCAGCGGCCAACATCGCCGCTGTCGCCGGCGGTAAGTCGACCATCAACTCGATGCCGTCTCCCAAGGGTCGCTAGACCCGACAAGCACTCGGCCCTCACCGCGGACCTCCCGCTGCGGTGGGGGCTGAGTCTTCTCTGGGTACGATCGCACTGACCAGGAGGTTCAGCCGTGGCTTTCACCGACAGCCAGCTCGCGTACTACCGCTCGAAGTTGGGCACGACCATCGACCTCGTAGACCTACAGGCGCGCTACGACCGTCTTGAGGACGACCGTCTGGTCGCTGCCGAGGTGCTCGACCAGCGCGTCGCGGACTCGCTACTCAAGCCGCTCTCGTTCACGATCCCCGGCGAGTACAGCGAGGACCGCAGCAAGAACCTCGACCTGCTCACCGCCCGTGCTCGTGAGGTCGGCGTCTCCGTCGTCAAGCAGCCGGACGTCACGGGCCGCGACTACCGCTGACCCATGCCGGTCAACCAGCCGAAGCCGGAGATCGAGTCCATCGAGGACCCGCTCCTGCAGGCCTACATTCGTGCGTGGACGCGCATCCAGCTCGAGCAGGATGCGATCGCTGCTGACCCCGCGAAGTGGCGTCGCAAGGCCCGTCTGAACGAGGTGCAGAAGCGCATCGCCGGCGTGCTCGACGAAGTCGACCTGCTGACGAACTCGTGGATCAAGGACGCGTTCCCAGAGATCTACGCGATGGGTGCTACCGCTGGTGCGACCGAGGTCGGCGCTGGCCAGATGGTCTGGACGCAGATCCATCAGCAGGCCGTGCAGACACTGGCGCAGGACCTGTTCAACGACCTCCTCTCCGCGACCAAGCAGGTCGGCGACCAGACCAAGAAGCTCGTCCGCGACATCGCCAAGGACGAGGTGCTCCAGAAGGCGATCGAGGGCAAGAGCGCTCGTGAGGCCGGCAAACTCCTGGAGAAGCGCCTGGCCGAGTCCGGCATCAAGGGCATCAAGTACGCCAACGGTGCCTACCACCCGCTGAGCGAGTACGCCCAGATGGCCGTCCGAACCAAGACCGCTGTGGCGTACAACCTCGGCTCGCTCAACGAGCAGCAGGCCCAGGGCGTGAAGTTCTGGGAGGTGTTCGACGGCCCGACGTGCGGTTGGGACGGGCACAACGACACCAACCAGGCACTGGGGATGATCGTCACCCGTGACGAGGCGCTTGGCCATCCGATCTCGCACCCCAACTGTCGTCGCGCGTTCGGTGCCAGGCCTGACGTGACCTCGAAGAAGCAGGCCGGAAAGACGCCGGGCTCTGTCACGAAGGATCAAGTCGCAGCCCAGAAGGAGCAGGACGCCGAGAGGCTCGCTGCTCAGAAGGCCCGTGCGGCTTCCAGGGCTCGTCAGAAGTCGAAGGCGCAGGCTAAGCCTCAGACACCGCAGGCGAAGCCCCAGACGCCCGCCATGGCCCGTCGGCAGGCCCTTCTGGAGCAGAGAGATGCCAACCTGGGCAACGTCGACCTCTCACTGCCCGCGCCGGCGACCGACGACATGATCCTGAAGGCCTTCCTTGCCGACCCGTACAAGGACGTCCCCTCGGTCGAGCAGCTCATCACTGACGGCTGGCCCTACAACAAGGCAGTCGCCGAGCACAAGCGTCTCAAAGCCAACGCGGCCTCGAAGGCGAGCAAGCTCAGGGCGAAGATGAAGGACGCTGGCGACAGCCTGCTCGAGCAGGACAAGGCCGACGGCCAGAAGTTCGGCAACAAGGCCGGCGACAACAAGCCCAACCCAAAGATCGTCCACTCGAGCACTGACCACCTCCAGGGACTGGGCTACGTCGGCGGCGGGTGGGAGCTCTGGGACGTTATCCCGCAGGACACGCCGAACCTCATCCCGGTGCAGAACCTCAAGCACGAGGGCACTGTCATCAAGAACGGCATCGCGACACGTCGCGATGGCATCGTCTACGTGATGGAGACGCCCACTAGCGAAGCGATCACCAGCGCAATGCAGGCCGAGTTCGAGGGCTTCATCAAGACCACTCAGGACGCGCTGTCTGACGTACCCGCGCACCTCAAGCCAGTCCAGAAGGCAATGATCTGGACGCGCCAGAACAATCCGTATGACGCGCACTGGGCGAAGACCTACAACATGCCCGGGTTCAAGAGCGCTGCTACGGGGGGTAAGGGCGCTACGACGCTGTGGAACACCAAGCCGTCTGGCGGGACCATCCGCCACGAGTTCGGT